TGACGCTGTAAGAAATGAGATGGAATTTTTATATGATTTGTACGAGGATGCGTTAGATATAAGAGAAGAACTTCCTGATGATACCACTAGAGAATATAGAAAAGAAGAAATAACTAACCTTTTAAATAAAATTAATGAGTTATTTGAGCAATTAGAAACTGACCCTAAAGGTAAAGATTTAACTGATTTATACGTAAATTTTGATGCATTAGTTAGAAATATAGATGATGTGGAAATTCCTAGTTGGGTTCCAATAAAGAAAAAAATACAAGGAAAAATTAAAGGTTTAGAGAATAAATTAGATAAGGTTTGGAAAGATTTAGAAAAGAAAGAAATTGATGAAATCAAAGAAGCCATAGGGGAAGGTATGCAAACTAGTAAACTTAATAGGTTCGGGCGAAGCACATATACTTGGGAGGCTAAACGAAATAAAACTCTTAAGTTGTATATTGATGCAGCAATTAAGACTAGAAACGAATTTTTAAGAAAATTCAAAGACGCTTCTAAAAAAGGTACGGAAGAGTATAAACGTTTAGAATCTTTAATTGATATTATTTTCCCATATTTTAGATATGTTGCTAAGGTAAACCAAAATAAATACCAAACTCAAGTTACCAGAATTAGAGACGAATTAGTTGCAAAAATAGTAGAAGGTAAAGATATTAATAAAAAAGATTACCAGTTTTTAACTTCACCCAATATTCATATTGTAACACAGAAGAAAGGAGAGAAGATGGGCCAAGTTCCAATAGATTATAGAGAAGAGGATGATTCACCAACATCATTTAAGGATTTAATGGAAAGAGAAATGGCTGAATCAGAAAATGTTGTTGATGCAGTTGAACGAGTTACTCAAAATGTAGTAGAGGATAAGGTTCAAGACGATGATGTTGAAGAAAATTTTGAACAAATGGCTGCTGAAGAATCTGAGCGTTCTCAACGTATTGAAGAAATTGCTGATGAAAAAGGTATAGACATTTCCGAAGTTACTGAAGAAATGTTAACAGAAACTGTTGAAGAAGTTTTAGAAGAAAAAGAAAAGAAAGAAGAAAAGGATAAAAGAAGAATCAAATTCCCCTCTAGAAGAACAAGAGATATAGAAAGAGAAGAAGATGAAGAAGTTGAGAATATAATAGAAGATATTGCTAGTGAAGATGGTGATAAGAAAGTAATAACAATGGAAGATATATTAGCATTCCAAAGAGACTTAGATAAAAATTAAGGGTTGATTTATAATGACATGGTTTGATGTAATTAAAGAAGATAGCGAAGTTTTGGCTGGACTATCACAAAAAGAAAAAAAGAAACTTAAAAAGGTATTACAGGCGGCAGAACCCTCAGAATATTTTGGTCAAGATTTTACTAGAATGGGTGAATTGATTGATATGATGAGAGATTTGAATTTAGTAAAAGGTGACAAAAAGATGGAAAAACGAATGAAAAGTATCAGCGAACAAAATGTAGATGTTGTTGCTATGGCTGCTAAATTACGAAAAGAATATGAACAAATGTATATGCAGTTAAGAGAAATCGTTTATCCTAAGAGCAAGGGGTTGAGAAAGAAATGAGTAAAATGGACTATGCAGTAGCAAGCAAAGAACTAAGAGAACATATCACTTTATTACTAAAACACTTCGATAATGAAGATGAAGAAGGTTGGAACAAACTACTTAAAATTGCAAAATTTGTGGTGGAGGTAGATTTAAAATGAGCGAAAATAACGATGAAACGCTAGAAATTCTGAAATTGTTGGTTGATAAAATTCAAAAACTAGAACAAACTGTTTACGATAATGATAACGTATTAATGAAAGCAGGTTTAGTTAAGGCTGATACACCAAGTCCTAAAATGCAAGGTGGAGATGGTATTGTGCCGGATGCTAATACTATTTCTAAAATGAGTTGGGATGAGATTAATTCTCTAGTTACTAAAATTGGAGGTGGAGTAATATGAACATTGATGAGATTTTAAAGAAATTAGAAGAGGTTAAAGTAGAAGCCTTCAATAATTATCATAGTGCAGATTCCAAAAGCGTAATTCAACTTCCTTCCGAAACTGAAGTAGAATTGGAAGAAGATGTTCGTGGTGAAGATACCAAGAAAAAGCCAATTTTAGGAGAAAAGGAAAAAGTTCCTGAAAGTCTAAGTAGAACTACTCCTATGGCTGGACCAACTAAATTCAATACACCAAAAGAAGTTTATACAAGTGGTGAGAAAAAGTCTATTACTACTGAAAGTATTCAGGCTCAGTTGGATGATTTAAAAAAGGCAGAAAGTGTTACACTTACAGGAAAAGCCCAATTGATGCATCCACCTATACCTGAAGAATTAGTTGATAATTTACTACAAACGGTTCAATCTTTTCAACGTGCCAATGGGCCTAAAAGTTTACCTAGATATAGGGCTGGTGCGTGGAATCGCCTAATTGCCTCTTTACAAAATATTAAAAAGTGGCAAGATGAAACTGCTCAAAAAAGAAATCAGTGATTATATGCCACTAAGCGGTCTTAAGTTTAAGAAAGAGACTAACCCTCTTTCTCGACGCATTCAGCGTCTTTTTGAACGAACTAGGGCTGACTATCTTTCTGCTAAACAAGAGCCAAAAACCTATACAAAAGATTGGATGAAGGCTATTGAAAGATTACAAAATATTTATGCCGGAACTGATGAATTTACATCTTCACTTAAAGAAGTTTTATCTGAAGATATGCTAGAACGTGATGACGCAAAAGACCCAAAATCAACAACTGCCGCAAAAATATACAGTGCAATTAAAGACCTTAGATTTGATTCAGAAAATGTTAGAGACCCATTTAGTAAAGAATTTAGAAAAAATGTCTTAGAAGAGTTATTAGAAAACAAAGGCATACTTATGTCATTTATCCATTGGGCCTTAAGAAGTGATAGAAACGCACTTCCTAGGGAGTTTTGGGATAAATACCTGCCCAAAGGTGACAAAATTACCGATGGGTATGACGGGCTTGACCTACACTTCAAGGACATAGGCACATACATTATCGAGCATTACGGCGATGAGAAAAATACAAATGGTGTTAAAGCAAAAGTTAAGGCTTCTATGTCCTTATTTAAGGATTTATACACCGCATTCTACTCGCAATCCGAGTGGGATTCTTTAGTCGGCTTGGATATAGAGAAGTCAGAAAAGGAAAAAGGTGATATTAACTTTATGATTCCTAATAAGCCAATGTATAGAATTTTTGAAGTAGATGACATTAAGGAGTTACGCGGCTTTACAGGCGATTGGCTAGTCCAAGAGAAATATGATGGTATGAGAATACAATTACATAAAATCGACGGTAAAGTTAAAATTTACTCATACAATGGTAATGATATTACAGATAAATGTAAGGACCAAGTTAAAATACTAGGTGAAAAGAAATTCGGTGAATGTATATTAGATGGAGAACTAATGTTATTTGAGAAAAATAAACCTTTACATAGAGCGCAAGTTATTGCTCATGTTTTCAAAGACAAACACACAGAAGGTGAGTTAAGAATTCATGTGTTTGACATAATGCGCCATAATGATAGAGATTTAGCAGATACTCCTTTACAGGATAGAATTAATATCTTATTCCAAAACTATTCTGTACATTCTGATGAAAAATTACAGTTCCCATCTAAGAAAGATACTAGAATTGCCGACAGTTTAGAAGAGATTAATAGATACGGAAAAGAAATTATGAAAATTCCTACTTCAGAAGGTGTAGTAATCAAAGACCTTACATCTACATATATTAAAGGAGCAAAGAAAAACCCGAAGTGGATTAAATGGAAAAAGTTTGTAGACTTAGACTTAATAGTTTTAGACAAGAAATCTACTAAATCTAATTTGAATTCATATACTTTAGGGGCTGGCCCTCTTAGTTTAGAAGAAGCAAGAAAACTACAATCTGAAAAAATAAATGATAGGTATTATTTAAATGTCGGCAAGGCTCTCAATACAAAAATAGATGTAGAAGTTGGTAAAATTGTTAGAGTAAAAGTTGATGAAGTTAAAGTTAACAGTAAAGGCCAATACCGAGTATTTACTGCCAAAGTTATTGAGATTCCTGAAGTCGAAGCACCGGATAAATTAATTACCTTACAACTACTCGCAGATACTAGCGGAGATACAAAAAAATATAAAGCAAAGGCTTTGGAAAAAGGATATTCTATTACTGATGATATTCATGGGGAAACTGAAGTTATTTTAAAATTTGATATGGATGGGTTTACTATTTATGGTTTTGGTTCAGATAACTTGATGGCTAAAAACGCAATAGTAGATTTAGACTTAGTGAAAGAGGAAATGGTAAAATTATTAAAAGATAAAACAGGAATTATAAATTCTGCGGTAATACAAATTTTGAAAGATAAAGATAAAGAAATGGAATTAGAAGAAATTGTAGATGATTTAGTTAAGTACCATCCTAAAGCAGCAAAAACATTTAACGAAGTATATGGTAAAAATATTAGAAAGTTCGCTTTAGATTTAAAAAATAAATTTGAAGGTGTAATTTCTTTGGATAATAGACAATATGGATTATTAGATAAAGATAAGTTATTAGATTTACCTTTTGAAGCAGATGAGAATATTGTAAGAAAAGAATATAA